TGCCTTTAGAATCTTTTAACTTTGATCTTAATACTACTTTAGTGCCATTGTGAATAGCATCACTTAAATACTTTGAAGCTAATTTTCCTCTAGCTTTTTCATCTTTATCTCTTGTTCTTGATTCAGGTGTATCAATGCCGTAAAGACGAACACGACACTTGTGAAGAATAGAAAAACCAAGATCAAGAATAACATCAACAGTATCGCCATCAACCACCCTAGTAACTGTGCAACCATATTCATACATTATCTTTTCTTTCCTTTGTGTAAACCATGTCTAGCGTGTTGTTTGCCTTTAGCAGTAGCTTGTCTTTTTTTTCTGTTAGCTGCCGCAAGTTTACTTCTGCCTTTAGAGGTTGATTTAAGTCTATCTATTTGAGCTTTTGGTGCATAAACTTCACCAGTTTTAGAAGATTTTTTTCCGCTAGGAGTTGTCCATTTTTGTTTAGTCCAACGCTTTAAAGACCTTTGTGATTTTTTTAATGGCATTAATCTTCCTCAATTTGTTCACTATATAAGTTGTTAAATGTTGTTAATGGGTCTAAGTAACTTTCATGACCTTCTGCTGAATGTATGTGTTGTGATGGAGCAAAGTCTGGAGGACCTTCTCCTGTAACCCATAAAGCAGGACTAGTAGCTCTAACTCTATTATTTGGAAGTGCTACTATATTGCCTTTCCATTCACAATCTTCTGTAATATATATAACATGAGATTGTTTATGTTGTGCAGGACAATCAGCAATAGAATTATCAGTATAATCTACAGTAAATAAATATTTGCCTTTATAAAAATTATTATTAATTTTGCATATCCAAGGACTAGAGCTAACTCTATCCATGACAATTACAGAATGATTTCTAGCCTCACAGTCCCAAGGTTGAGCTAAATGATCTTCCATAGGCAATGCCCACTCTGCAACAGGTATATCTGCTACAAGAGCTTGTATAGGCATTCTTGCCCACATTGCACCACCATGTATATTAGATTCATCATCTTCAGCTTCACATCCAGTAAAAACTACTTGAAAACTTAATGACCTATCTGGAATAGTATTTACAGCTATTGCTAATGCGTGTAAGTATTCTCCATGACCATGTTGATGATTAGTAGTAAATTCCTTTCTAACCCAACATTTAAAATGCGGTATATTGCTGATTAAGTAAGACATTACTTATATCCGCCACCTGCTTTTTTATATGCTTTTGCTAACATTTGTGCTTTACGAGCAGACCATTGTCCAGCTCCACCACCTTTGCTTCCTGATTTAATTCGACTAAATATTCTTTTACGCATAGCAGGTTTTGTATAATTACCTGCTTTATTTACTGTTGATTTTTTAGCTCTACTCATCCGAACATTCCTGCAAGAACACCTGATGCAATAAGAAGAACATATAATCCCCAGATCATATTTTCTAACTTGTTAAATCTTATTTGTCCTTGATCTAATCTTTTTTCAATGTTTTCGTACCTAATAGTGCACTCTCTTTCGTGTGCTTCTATTTTAGCAAAAGATTCTTTTGTGGTAGCCATGTTATTTTTTTTTAGATTTTTTTACAGGTTTTTTTCTTAAAACTTTTTTATAGGCTTCATTTTCTATAGTTGTTGGATCATCAGCAATGTAACGACCTTTTTTAGTCCTAGCTCTAACAACAACTTTTTCTGTAAGAGATGGGGGTGTAATAAACTTTATAAATTTTTTAAACCAATTCATATTATTTTTTAAACTTTGATTTAATTTGCACCCAAAGCTCAGGTTTAAATTTTCTTATTGAAGCAAGAGCTACTGCTGTAATTATTGCTGCTGGTATTAAAATATCCATACTTCTCTCCTAAATAGAGTGATTATTATTATCACCCATTAATAAAACAATAGTACCTGTAAGAACAGATACACTTATAACTAAATTAAAAATTTCATACATCATCATAATATTAAATTTGTTTAAAATAACTTGGTAAGCCAATTATAGGTCTGCCATCAAATTTATTTTCTTTAGCATTTTTACCATTTTTATCATTGTAGTGCAAAAATACTTGTCCACAATCTTTACCTTTAAATGGTTCACGCCAATGCTCTAGGTCACAACCACGATACATAAGCATATCACCTGCTTCTAGTTTGACCTTTATGCCATCTTTGCCTTCTTCTCCTGATGGCTCTAAAAATATAGACCAAGCATCTCCGCCTAAGTGCATAGTAGTAGATATTTCACATGAGTATCTGTCTTTGTGTCTTTTTAACTCGTCACCTTTTTTATAGATTCTAGCGTATGAATAAGTTTCAGTAAGTTTGAGTCCTGATTCTTTTTCCATTACAGGTTTAACCTTTTGTAATAAAGTTTCCATTACTATGTCTGCGTAATGAGAATAAGTTTCTGGTATTTGTGTATCGTTCCATACCCCAAAATATTCAGTAAATTGTGATACATACCTTTCATCAAACAAGTGCCTTGCAACAGCTCTTTTGTTTAAAAAGTATTGATAACAAAAATCTGCTAACTCTGTTGATATAGCACCTTTAATTACTTGGTATTTATTTTTTTCAAAGCTCATCTAAATGGGTATCCTAAATTCCAACATACTAAAGAGTGTCGTATGCCTTTGGTGACTGGTTTAACTCTATGCCAAACAAAAGAAGGAAAAACTATTACGCTACCCTTCTTTCTAATTTCTTCACATATTCTTGGCTGAGAGCCTTCATCTGTGTTTCTAAAATCAAACTCTAAATCTCCACCTTCGTATTCATCAGGATCGGTAAGCGATACAGTCATACTAAGTTTTCTTAATTTACCATGTGCGTTAGCATTATCAGGTTGGTTATAAGGTTCTTCGTATGAGTCACAATGCCAATCGTAAAATTGACCTTTCTTGTATTCAGTAAATTGACAAGATTCTGACCAATCCCATTCAAAATTCCAATCAGCACTAGCATTTGCTTGATGTATGTAGGGTTGTATTTCTTTGTATATCCATCGGTCATTCATCCACACAACATCAGACTTGCGTTTCTTTTGAATGTTTTTAAGTTCTAGTTTGGTGAGCTTATCTTTACCAAAGTTGCCTGTAATAGCAGTTTCTTTTTCTTGCTCTTTGCCATAACGAACAATATCGTCACATATTCTTTCAGGTATAACCGATTGAAAGTACCAGTAGTAATATTTTAAATTCAAAATTTATATCTTATTTAAACCCAATCGTCAGCTTTAATTTGTCTAAAAACTTGTCTTAAATCCCAACAACTTGATGCCAGTGTTTGGTCTATTGCAGGTTCATTTACTATAACAACCCCTGAACCACCTGCGCTTCCTCTTGCTGAACCACCTGCTTCAGTTGCTGTTGAACCACCACCTCCACCTGTATTTACAGTACCTGCTACTGCTCGTGTTGCTGGAACATCTGGAGTAGCATCTGAAGCGTATCTATCACTTTTACCACCGCCACCTGAACCACCTGCTGCTGTCCATGGTGCTTCTGCAAATCCACCTCCACCTCCACCTCCACGAGTAACAGACGAGCCTGAAATATCAGATGATGCTCCTGCACCTCCAACACCGCCAAGATAAGTATATGGAGAAAGAGTACCAGCAGTACCACCTACAGCACCAGCTCCACCACCGCCACCTGTGTTTCCAGCTATAGCTGAACCTCCAGCGTTTCCTTGTCCTGAAGTTGCTGTTCCTCCAGCAACTGCACTAGGTCCACCTCGGTAACCTCCTCCGCCTGAACCACCATCTTGTCCTGCTATTGGTGTGCCTGAAACTCCTCTAACTCCACCACCACCACCTACTGCTGTAAGTGGAGAAGCTGCTCCAAAAATTGAATTACCACCAGCTTTACCTCTCATATTTTCGTTAGTTCCACCTGCACCTTGAGGTGCGCCACCTACTCCGCCTGCGCCTACTGTTACAGGTACTGGACTTTGAGGCACAGGGTGGGAGGGTACTTCATAATACCCACCTGCTCCTCCACCTGAACCTTGAGCAGCACCTCCTGCTCCACCTGCTACAGCTAATACCCAAGCATTTGTTGTAAGTGATGCGGCTGCAAATGTACCTGAAGAATTAAATGTGGTTATAACTGCATCTTGGGTTTGTGAAGTTACTGCTTGTGCTGCTCCGATTAATCTTGGCATATTACACCCATGTTCCTGCTTTTACAGCATCGTATACTGAATTCATATCCCATATTCCTGACCCTACATTAGAACCTGCAGCTTCTTTAACAATAACGACACCTGAGCCACCTGCTGCTCCATTAGGTGGTGCATAACTTGCGTGCATAGCACCGCCACCACCACCCCCTGTATTAGCTGTACCTGCGGTTACTGAATCTGCTCCAGGTCCATTTCCATTTCCGCCACCACCAGTACCACCAGCACCACCTGCTGCTGAAAAATAACCACCGCCACCACCGCCACCTGCTCTTGTAACAGATGCACCTGTAATTGAACTTGCTAATCCTGCACCACCAGCACCGCCTGATAAACTAGCGTTTGGTCCTGGACTTGGGGTTGCATTTGATCCAACTGCACCTGCACCACCTCCACCTGCACCTGATGAATCATTTGAGCCTGTTGTAGGAGCATTTCCTCCAGCGTTACCTTGACCTGATTCTGCATTACCACCAACAGAACCAGGTGCGCTAAATCCGCCACCACCACCACCTGAACCTCCAGGTCCACCTGGAGAAGGACTTCCATTAGCACCATAACCACCGCCTACTGAAGTAATTGCAGAGGGTGTTCCTAAAACTGAATTACTACCTTTAGCTCCAACAGAACCAGGACCACCTGCTGCTCCACCTGCTCCAACTGTAACTGGGTAAGGTGAGCCACCTGATACTGGATTTCCTGTGGCTGTTAAATAACCACCAGCTCCTCCGCCTCCTGCATAATATATACCACCACCGCCTCCTCCACCTGCGATAACCAAGTGTTCGACTGCTGTTGTATATGGAGCAGTCGTTAAAGTACCACTAGAATTAAAAGTTGTTATAACTTCAGGTTGAACGACTGCTGGGTTATCAACACCTACTACTCCACCATTAGAATTAGCCATGGTTAGACCTCATTCCATTGCGTATTAGAGGCATCCCATGTGTATTTTGTTTCTGTTCCAGCACCTGGAAAATTATCGGACCAAGTAGAACCAAGCCATCGAAGATTAGGTTCATCCCAAGTAGGGAATACTGTCAAACTTCCTATCTCAGATACACTTGGATAAGTAACTGGTGCTTTCCAATCTCCATTAGAGTCTAAAGACCAAGAAGAATAAGGTTGAGGGGATATAAACATATTTAAAGAGGAATCATAAGTATCCCCAATACCTGCGTATTGTTTTCTAAAGTTATTGTTGTATGAAGTTTGTTTCCAAGCAGCACCACCTGTTCCGTATGGAACGATTGATGCTACAAATGTTTCTGCTTGAGCAGATTCATCGCCACCATTGGCATCTACATCATCGTTGGATATTACTATTACTTGTAATACTTCGTTGCTTGAATTAAGTTCTGCAAAGTGAGCCATAATTAAATACCTCCTTAAGCGTCATCTAATTCTTCGTAACTAATGGTGTAGGTCAAATCTGAGTTTGCACCTGCACCACCCTCTAAGATGTCTCCTTCTTGAAGGTAAAAACTAGAGTTTTTATCAATCAAAACCAAGGTTGCATCTGCTGGAACAGAAATGGTAGAAGCAAATAAAACTACTGAGCCACCACTTTTAATGATTCCCATTGTTACAGTTGCTGCATTTGTACCATCAATATTTGCAACAATAATGGTATTAACTTTAAGTAACTTGTTACTTGCACAAGTCAATAAGTCGGTTGTTACTGTAGTAGTTAAAGCTCCCTGTATACTTTTTCCGTATATCGAGGTTACTGCTACTAGATTTGGATTTGCCATAATATTCTCCTAAGTTTAACCAAAGACTAAAGCCATAGCAATAGCTTTACCTGTTGTAGCTTTTGTATCAAGCTGGGTTTGTATGTTGGAAGTTACTCCATCACTAAAATTTAATTCTGCTGCTGTTGAAGTAACAGTGGTACTCGCAATAGATAAAGCATCTGTTTCTAATGTACCATCTACATCTACATTTCCTGATATATCTAACGAAGCTGCGATAATTTCGCCACTGGCGTTGATTGCTCCGTTGATGTCAATAGTGGTTGCGGCTATCTGAATTTCTGTATCTGCAACAAGATCAAGTTGCCCATCGGCACTAGAACTTATATGAATTGCTGTATCACGGAACTGAATTTTATTATCAGTAGCGATAGTTGTTGCTGCTGCTATGTTTACAGCACCATCAATATCCACAATATCTAAGTTAGATGTTCCATCAACATCTATATCACCAGAAATGTCTAGTGAAGTGGCTGTTAAAACTCCAGTAACACCTAATGTTCCACCTATAGTAGTATCATCTGTAACTGTAAGATCATCTTGTACTTTTAGATCTACTACATTAAGACTAGCATAAGCGTCAACAACTGCTGCTCCAGAACCAGCTCCATCCAAGTAAATTGCTTTCGTATCTCCTGCTGGAATGGTAATGTTGGCCCCGGTGCCTTGTGAAATAATTATGTTTTGGGATCCGCTGGTGCCGTTTTCGATAAACTGCATCCTGCTTATGGTGTTAGGTGCTATGGTGATAGTACAAGCAGAATCTAATGTGCCTGTGTATTTGAGATACATGGCCCTGCCTGGATCTGTGGATCCATCGGCTATGGTTGTGGTATGAGTGTCGGCGTTGGTGGTAATGCCTTCTGTGCCAAAACCTAAAGCCTCTCCAATCAGCTCTAAATTTACGTTAGTCTCAGTGCCCCAGGTTCCACTGGATTCTCCAGTACCTATCTCTTTAAGTCTTAAATCATTTACATAAGTTGCCATTTCATTGGTCCTCTTTTAAAAATTCTAATTCGTTATGCTGCATCGCGTCCAGCATCAATCTCAGTATAAGACGGAGTTTGAGTTGTTGCAACGGCAGAGTAGCCAGGCGACTGATCGGTGTCTATCTGGCCAAACACCAAAATAGATCCGGTCGAGGCCGTGAATGACACTCCCGTTGGGGTTACGTTTGCAGCTGCGGTTGTTGTCACAGCTCCGATTCCAGATGCTACCTGGAATCCAGTTAAATTGATGACCTCGTTTTCGTGGACAATTACAGATCCAAGAGCAGAAGTGGTGACCAGAGTGGTCGGTGTAACGTTAGCTTTGGCTACCTGTGTGGTTGTGCCCAGGCCAGAGGTTATGGCCAGAGTCGTTAGTGTTTGATTGGCCTTACCGCTTTGAGTTGTGGTTCCAAGGCCAGAAGTTATGGCCAGAGTTGTTAATGTTTGGTTTGCATCTGCGGTTACAGTGACAGAGCCAAGGCCGGAGGTAATAGCGCCAACGCTGGTGAGTGTAACCGGTAGAGCTGTGCCCCAGGCTCCTTCGTCCCAAGTGCCTCTACCCCAACCGTTAATAATAGCCATTAGTTAGTCATTGAATCACGCACTTGTTCAAGTTGCGCTTTGATTTTGGTTAGATCTGCTCGCACTGGATCTGTCATAAAATCCAGGAGCAGCATTGATTCGATTGTTGTGATGCACCAAATGACTGTTTCGAGATCATTCATGTTAGTCCACCAGGATTTCTATTAATCCATCTTTTGGGCCACTTTCGATACGATACTCTGAATAGCCGGCGTCTTTGCGTATTGCTCCGCCATAGTTTCTATTTTGTCGTAATCGAATTGCAGTGTCTTGGAAGATTCCTGCGGTGTCTTCGTAGACTTGCTTAGGCTCTCCAATCCCTGTGGTCGTGTCGATTTTTCCATATCCATCTGCTATACCCTCCTCTTTAAGTTTGTTGTAAGTGATTTCTGGTTTACCTCTGTAAGCATCTGCTGCATCGGTATTGATGAGTCGGCCCTTTCTTAAAAACCGCTCATTCATTCTAACAAAAGCTAAATCTGGATCTATGTCAGTCAATACTAGATTAACCTTATATCCGTTGTCTTGCAATTCTTTTATCTGTGTTCTGATCTTGTCAACCTCGCCGCCGACTTTTGGCAGTACCAGGTTGTCGCCTCTTTTTATGGCCAGATCCTTCACAGCCTCACTTAAAATTTTTGATTCTCCATGCACGGCGTTACCACCGATTCCGCCTGCAAACTCTGGTAAGGCTTTTTTTGCCTCGTCTGGATCCACAATGGTTGCATTGTGTTTGACGGCCAGA